CCTCTCAAGTTTATCGTAACGTCGCAGTATAAGATCGAAGAGATCTTCCAAGACAAAGAGACCAGGGAAGCACTTAATAGAAGATTTGTAGTGATAGAAAAATTTATTGGTCAAAATATAATTATCTAAGCAAAATTTGTTGCCAAGTTAATATTAAGAGGAACTCCGGTTCCCTCGTTAATTGAATAATATGCGCCGGTTCCCAAAGCGGCCTTTGTTAAATTATCCTTCATTCTGCGGTTCTCTGGATAGGTGTTAACCATACGAGCCGAATATTTAAGATGCCCTATACCGGCAATCTTACCACCTGAATAAGTGACAACGCCTGTACTAAATCCATTCGTGTCATCACACGGGGTACCTTTGAGGACCGTCATTATTTCCATAGTCATTCCACGAACAGTATTTCTGTCGGCAAAATATTTTTGATCGATATATCTGTTAGGTTGCCAGTTCAGGACTGACTGTTTCTCTTCACCTGTTCGTAGTGTATACGAAATTTTTTTAACAACTTTCCAACGAGTGTTAAATAATTTTGATTCCGTAGGTTTCGCGTCAACAATAGTTGAGGTTAAACGTTCAGCCGATGTAGTACCGAAACCGGCAATTTCAAGTAAACCATTTACCCAATCATCTTTAGGATTATAAGTAGAATTATCCGTTACTTTGGACAAACAATAATAAATATCGAATTCGACGGTCACAGGACTTTGATTTGTGAAATTAATAGTCCATTGAACATTTTCGACCAGTAATTTTTGATAAGTACCGGTAGAGTCGTTGTATATAGCTGAGGTAGCAGCAGTTACATTAGATAACACTTTTTCGGATGCACATTCGAATATTTCAGCGGTGTCATTACTAGTAAATGTTCTCATAGAAGTCAGTCGGTCGACTTGTTGAGATCCGACGTTACATTGAGTGCCCCAGGCAGTATTATATTGATAGGTGGATAATTGTTTTGATTTTATCATTGGATCCCATAATTTAGGCAACTTATATTTCATATTCCAAGTATATGAATAGTCAGGGTTTATAACATAACGACCCATTCCACTGGATCGCGCGAAGCGCGATCGTCCAGCGGAGCTGGACTTAGGGGTTTTAGGGGTGCTCCTGCCAGATCGGCGACGAGCGGAACCCCGTGGATTTCTTCTTGTGAACTGGTCCCAGTTTTTTTGGTTATTTTCAGGACTAAATACCGATTTAGAACGTCTCGCCCGTTTATTGGACCTTGGAGTTGGATAAGGGTTTTTTCTTTTAATTGGAGCCATCCTTTTTATCTTTTTGAGACCTTTATAGAGTTGATAACCTTTGTCGATTGCTTGATAAGTGTTATATATTCGTCGACCACGATTAAATTCACGAGCGCCCATTTAATGGAATTGGTGAAGCCACAATTTGATAAGCAGCGCGTTTTTAAGTGGCTTGCTCTAGGTACATTATTACCCTAGAGCATTCGTGTCAGTGTCATTGTGTCAGTGACACAAACGAAATTGGAGTTGAAAAAACTCCAAAAAGCGGAAAATGGAGAGAAAAAAACTCCAAAAAAACTCTCTCACGTTGCACAAAAAAAATTAATATATAAATGGCGGAAGTCCCCGCCGAATTATGGCCGCTCGTTCTCGGAGTTTTGTTTACACTTTCAACAACTATACTGCGGACGATGAAACGGCCATCCAAGCTCAGTCCTGCCGCTACCACGTTTATGGAAGAGAGCTTGCCCCCACTACAGGGACCCGCCACCTACAGGGCTATATTGTCTTCCCGAACGCTAGGAGTCTTGCCAGTGTTCGTAGTTCTCTCGGATGCCACGTTGAAGTTGCCCGAGGAAGTCCTGCTCAATGCAAAGATTATTGCAGTAAGGAGGACCCAAGTCCCTTTGAATATGGAGAATGTCCAGCCTCTAGAGAAGACGCCGGAGCCCGCGAAAAAGCTAGATGGGACGCCGCACTTGCAGCGGCAAAAGCGGACAAGATCGAGGAGATCCCGGCAGACATCACCATTAGATACTATGGAGCGTTGCAACGAATTAGGACCGACTACGGTGCCAAGCCCGGAAATGCCCCTGGGACTACTGGAATCTGGATCCACGGACTTGCAGGATGTGGAAAAACCAGGACTGTCTTTGAGAAGTACCCCGACGCGTACCCGAAGGGACTCAATAAGTGGTGGTGTGGATACAAGTTGGAGCCCGTCGTATTGCTTGACGACATCGACCCCAGTCACGGATCGTGGAGTGGACACCTTCTCAAAAAATGGGCGGACCGCTACCCGTTTATTGGGGAGTCTAAGGGAGGATCCCGTCAAATCAGACCTCTCAAGTTTATCGTAACGTCGCAGTATAAGATCGAAGAGATCTTCCAAGACA